ATGGGCATCAGAAATGTTATTGGACAAGAGGCTGCCTTTTTTCATAGATAAACCAAATGACCGAAACCTTAAAGACCTTATTTTTAGATTTAGAGACCGCTCCTAATATTGGATATAGTTGGCAAAAATATGAGACTAATATAATAGAGTTTATTAAGGAAAGATATATTTTGACATTTACTGTTAAATGGTTAGAAGATGCTAAGCCTATGACTTATGGATTAGATGATTTTCCAAGCTATGTAAAAGATCCTACTTCTGATAAAGAGCTTTGTATTAAGTTATGGGAATATGTAGATAAAGCTGATATTATCGTAGCCCACTATGGAGATAGTTTTGATATTAAAGTAATGAATACTAGATTTATAGCAAATGGACTAAATCCTCCCTCTCCTTATAAAACAGTAGATACTAAAAAAGAAGCTTCTAAAAGATTTGGATTTCTTAGTAATTCTTTGAACGATTTGTGCCAATTTTTAGGAATAGGTAAGAAGCATCCAACCGGAGGCTTCAAACTCTGGAAGGATTGTATGGCAGGAGATCCAAAAGCTTGGAAAACAATGAAGAAGTACAATAAAATAGATGTGCTTCTTCTTGAAGCATTATACCTTAGATTAAGGGGCTGGATGAAGACTCACCCTAATGTTTCAGTACTTTATGATAAAGAAAGATGTGCCTGTCAATTTTGTGGTAGTAAGAATACTCAAAAAAGAGGTAAGACTTTTAGCAAGTATACAAGGTATCATAGAATCTTCTGTAAAGACTGCGGAGGCTGGAGTCAGGGCAGTATTGATAAATGAATAACTATATACCAGAAAATAACTATCCGGCTAATAACTACACTCCTATTGGTCAACATAACGAGGACATGTGTACCAGATGTGAAAGGTACTATAAAACTTTATTTGATAGCAAAATTACTAAGACTCCATTTCCTCCTTCTTGCGAAAAACATGTTGCTAATAAAATTAAAGATTTGATTCCTTCCGATTTCAATGATATTAAAGAATATGAAGACGCCACTATTATAATGGATCCAATAGCTTGGGCAGCGGCAGAGTTTGGATGGGAGGCACGTTTTTATCAAATTGATATGCTTTCCTGTACTTCTAAGAATAAGATTTATAGGATGGGCCGAAGATCGGGAAAATCCGAAGCTCTTGTAATAGAAACATTACACCACATTACTACTAATAAGAACCATACTGTTCTTATTGTCGCGCCTTATGAACGTCAAGTAACTAGATTATTTGATGAAATGAATAAGTTCATAAATATGAGCGCTACCCTGAAAGGATCAATTTCTAGAATTACTAAAACTCCATCTAGAATAGACTTTCAAAATGGAAGTAAAGTATTAGGATTCTCCGCAGGCGCTACTAGCTCTTCTGGATCTGATAAGATCCGTGGACAAGACGCACACCTTATTGTAATAGACGAAATTGATACACTAGAAGATAAAGATATTGATGCGGTAATGGCTATTCTTGCTTCTCACAGTGATTGTAGGCTTGTGGCCGCTTCTACGCCAAGAGGATGGAGAAGAAGATTCTATACCTATGTTACAAATAAGAATCTTGGCTTTAAAGAGTTTTGGTACATATCTGCTGAGTCTCCTGAATGGACTAAAGAGACTGAGGCTTACTTTAAAGAAAGTACTGATATAGCTACCTATACACACGAGTATCTTGCCGACTTTGCAGAGTTGGAAGAGGGCGTGTTTAAGGCAAGGCTATTAAACGCATCTATACAAGACTATGATGTAAGTACTTTTGAGTATAAACCAAGCGCAGATTATATACTAGGGGTAGATTGGAATAAGTCCGCAGGCACGCATATGCTAATTCTTGAGTGGTGGGGGAATAAACTGCGCCTAGCTAAGAAGATTATTGTAGATGAGTCTCAATATACTCAAACAGATTCAGTAGAAATGATTAAAGTACTTAACAGACAGTGGAGATTTAAGTACATATTTGTTGATAGAGGGTATGGACAAGTACAAGCAGAACTATTAAGAAAGCACTCGATACATGAGCCCTCGTCTATGTTTGATGTAAAGTTATTTGATATATCTATGAATCAGCACTTAGATATAATAGATCCTATTTCTGGAGAAAAATTAAAGAAGAACGCCAAGCATTTCTTAATTGAACAAACAAGAAAATTACTAGAAGATGGATACTTAATTCTTCCAAAATCCGAAGATACTGCTGTTAGTACAAATAATGCTCAAATGGGCCTTGTACAGCAAATGCGTAACTTTAGGATTGAGGCTATTTCTACTTATGGGCTTCCTAGATATTCTCAAGGGCAAGACCATACCTTAACTGCTTATTACTTAGCCTGTGGTGGTTTTTACTGGAAAGAAGGCGATCTAAAAAGAATGCCTTATAATCAGAAAATAGCAGGCATAGAAATAAGTGATGAGGTTAGGCCCGGAGTACATCCTGGCATAACAGAAATAGAGCAAGACATAAAAGCAGGCTGGGTATTAAAAAGTAGCTCAAGAAAAATACAGGTCCAAAACTCACTTAAATCTAGGGCTCTCGGTGGGAGAAGTTATTCCCCTGCTGCACAAAACAATCTTAAAAAGAACTTAGAAGAAAGAAGCAGAAGTCGACTTCCTAAAAAGGGTAGTGGCGGAGATAACTATTCCAGAGGTAAATTCTAATGCCTTTTGATTATAATGGTAGAAAGCCCTTTGAAAGGGATAGAAAGCTAGAGGAAAATCAATTAGAGCAGTTTAAAGATAGAATTGTATCTAATGCCTTTGGACAAGTAGATCAAAGAACTGAAGCTACTGATAAGTTATTTTCTGATCTTGCTAAAACTTATATAAAAGGAAATAAACTTCTTACAGCATTGTCCAAAATGGATCCTGCTCAGTTTATACCAATAGAAGAATTTTCCGATGCTACTCGGGCATCCGCTTTAAGATTAAATACAGAAGAGTCAAAAAAAGGCACCATTATTACTTACAGCTTATATCAGAAGGCTGTATCAATAATATTAGAAAAGAAGTGGGAGATTCGTGGAACGGTTATTAATATGCGACTTCCTGCGTCCTTAACACAGACCGATTATGAGACTACACAAAAATTAAGTAACTCAAAATCAAATAATATGTTAAAGGAGTTCATATCTCAAAATGGTATTATTAGTACTATTATAGGAATGCTAACCTTATCTCCTTTTCAAACAGTTATATTTCAAGCATTAGGAGTAGAAGAAGGAGCTAAAGGAATACAAATAGCCCAAATACCAGCAGGGCTAGCTTTATTTTTAGAGTTGGGCATAAAAGCAGAAAGAATAATTGACATGCTAAAGGCAGCTAAGATCTCTACTCCAATAGTAGAAGGACAGTTAGAGCTGCTCTCTAAATCAGAAGAAGCAAGAAGGGCAGCCTTCTCTACTATAGGTATGAACTACGATGACTTTAAAAAGTCTCAAGAATTCAAAGATAGTGAAACTATAGTTAATTATGTATCAGAATATTACACTAGGTATGGCGGCTTAGATAAGCCAAATGGACACTTAAGCATAGATCATTGGATTGCTTATTTAAATGTAGCACAAAATCAGCAAGGTATAAGGGGTTCTTTAAATACTTCTCATATTTTTTCTCCTAAATTTGGCTCAATAAAAGAACAATATACAAAGGAGAAGCCAGAAAAAGAAAATATTTTTACTGAACAAAATAGAAAACACAGTAATATATTTGCAAACTTAGCCGGAACTATAAATACTTTAAATAGTAGTAGTAGTTCTATGTATGATGAGATAGCTAATTCTTTTTCTTACTTTTTAACCGATCAGCAGATGTGCTGTCTTGTTCAAGTTTTTGGAGCTATAGGTAATCCAGATATGTTGCTAACAGTAGCTAGTCTGTTAAGGCTTCTAGCTTCTTCATTAGGAGGAGAAATAGCAGCTATACAGAATGCTATATTAAGATTAATGGCTAATTTAGCTCAAGATGCGTTGTTTGAAATAGCAGCTAATATAAACAAACTTTATTATAAAATAGCCCATAAGATAACAAAAGCGTTTACCGTAGACTTTGAAAACTTACCTGCTTGTAATGGTATGTTTACTCTTGCCTGGGCACTACTTCAATCTGTTAATACAATTTTTGATCAATTTAATTCTTTAATAAGAGAGTTAAGTTCTATAATAAATAGTATGGGAAATGGAGGAGGCTTAAAATGGGAAGTAGCCGCGGATCGTAGACATTTATTAGGGATTGCTAGGATACTAGAAGTACTGGCCCAAAGATTAGATATGGCTAATGCTTGCGAAATAGCTTCTCCTAGAACTTCAATAAACAATCAGATTACTGATACAAGTCCAGAATTTGATCAAGCAATATTTACAATACTAGGATCTATACCTCCTATATTGCCTTTATCCAAAGAAGATAAAGAGAAATATTTTAATACAGCGAGTAATAAAACTAGCGATAGGTTAAAATATACCTATGGAATAGTTTCTGAGCAAAATAGTGAGACAGAATTTGGTAATTGTTACAGTCCAGATCAAAAAGATAGGATAAACAAATTAATCAAAAATATAACTACCTCTTTAGGCGAAACTTTCAATGGTTAACCCAGTCTATATAGAAAATCCAGTCTTAGGAAAAGATATAAAACTGGCGATCTCTGGCGTTAGGGCACAAGAGATACAAAAAGCACTAGAAACTAGAACAAAAATACTAGGTAGAGTAAGAAGCTATGAGTTTAAAAGTGCTTCAGATCTAAGACTAAATAGTAGATCAAAATTTACTCCGCCTATTTATGATTTATCTGAGATAGCTAGGGCCGCTGATGTTGAGCCATATATTACGCAATCTGTAAGAAAGCACAGAGAACAGATACTAAAAGAAGGCTATCAGATATCTGGTATAGACGAAATAATGACTGCTTATATTCGTCGTAGACTATTTGAAATAGCTATAGTAACAGGAATTACAACTGAGCAGTGGCTTCGAGAGTTAACTACAAATTTAATAACCTTTCACAACTCCTTTTTAATATTTAGAAGAGATACTAAAAGATCTAGTGGTAAACCTATTACCATGTATGGAAAAGAGTTAGATCCAATAGCAGGTATATTTGTGGGAGACCCTACCTCTATGGAAGTGTCGGTAGATAAATGGGGAACTGTAAGGAAATGGCGGCAGCATATAGAAGGATTAGGAGAAACTGATGTTACATCAGATAAAACCTATGCTGCGGAAGATGTTGTCCATATTACTTTAGATAAAAAAAGTGGCTTTACTTTTGGTACGCCTTTTATATTACCTGTATTAGATGATATTAGAGCTTTAAGAAAGCTTGAAGAAGTAGCTATAATTATGGCCTCTAAAGAGGCTTTTCCTCTTTATCATTATAGAGTAGGTACTGAAACTAGGCCTTCTATAGCATATGAAGGTGGCGGCAATGAAGTCGATGATGTGATGGCAGCCGTATCCGATTTGCCAGCTCAAGGCTTTATTGTAACTAGCGAGCGCCACGAAGTAAGATTAATTAGTAAAGAAGGCGCTACTCTAGATTTAGATCCCTATTTAAATTATTTTGAGGCCAGAGTTGTAGCAGGGCTAAGACTCTCTCCCTTAGACTTAGGACGAGGTAGCTCGCTATCTAGAGGTACAGCAACAAACATTAATAAGGGTCTACAAGACTCTGCAAAAGACTATCAACAAGTAATCTCTGACCATATTACTCATTTTGTAATACTTCCCCTATTGCTAGAAGGAAACTTTGATGTTACAGAAGAAAACATGGTTAGATTTACCTTCCCAACAATTGATAGGGAAGAAGAAAGAGCCTCCCAAAATCACGGTGCTCAGCTATATATGGGTAACGCTATAACCTTATCAGAATTTAGAAAACAATTCCTCAATAAGCAGCCCATGTCAGAAGAAGAGAAAAATGATTGTGCTTTAAGCTCTCAAGTAGAAGCTCAAAAAGAAATAGCTAGGGTTCAAGGAGCGGTTAGAGCTGCCGCTTCCGCTGGAAGCGATCTAACAATTGGAGTGAAGAATACACTGTCCAATAGAGGCCAGCCAGCTAACCAGCATGGTGTTAAACCTGCAAAAAGTAGGTTTAAATCAAATGATTTAGAAAATAAGGTGTTAGATAGGCTAGCTACTACAAAGGCTCTTATACTAGCCTCTATAGAAGATCAAAATGTTGACGCCGTCTCTGTAGAGCAGTACTTTAGAGAATTTGTAAAAACAGCAGTAGATCTTAGTAAGCCAGATATAGAAGAGCTAGTTAATACAGGCTATACAAGAGCAAAGAAAGACTTTGATGTCCTATTTCCAGACAAAGATGCTGATTTTGAAGAGATTGGAGTTAGGGCGTTAGATAGATTTTATACTAATTTTTTAGTAAAGTCTTATTGGAAAAATATAAATCCTTATAAAGATTTACTAATCAATATTATTAAAAGAGACAGCAATGGAAACATAGATGCAAAAGCAATGCTCTTTACTCTATCGTCTTTAGAGGATGCAATAAAAATTCTGATAAGAGATCAAATGATAACAGCAGAAAGATTTGGTTTCATCAAATTTGCAAAAAAAGTAGGTAGCAAAACAATTGACTTAGTAAATCCTGATACCCAGGAGCGATCTAGTCTAGATATTAGTGAGATGGTGTATAAAAATTTTATGCCATCTAATGAAAATTTTGACCACCTATTAGCATTCAATACAAACAAAAATCAAAATTGTGAATAAATATATATTCAAAGATTCCTTAGTTCTAGAACAAGTAGTATCAGAATCAATTAAATCTGATGCTGCTGAAATGCTAAGACGAGATAGGAATCCTAAGCTAATAGTAGAGATAGATGCCACACACTCAGGAACTCTTATAAATCAAAGAGTCTATCCAGGGAAGCAAGTCCAAGCCGCGTATAAGTCCTTTTTCTCAAAGGACAAAGGCGGTTCAGCTAATTACGATAAGCCTATATTAAAGCATCATCATTCTGAAGATGATGCTATAGGTCGCGTAACAAGCGCTAAGTTTACTCAGTTGAAGTATGGTGATTATTTTGAAAATGATTATCTTGCGCCTGAGATTACTGGTGGAAAAGGTTCAGGTATTGTGACTG